TTACGGGGTAATGCCAACCGCTGCCGCCACTTTGTCGCCACTTGGCAGCGTTGCCAGAGGATTGAAACGGAGCGCCGTTTCCAGATGATCTGGTGCCAGATGTGCGTAACGCATAGTCATTTTTATATCGTGGTGTCCGAGAATTTTTTGTAAGGCGAGAATGTTTCCACCCGACATCATGAAGTGCGCCGCAAACGTATGGCGCAGAACGTGTGTGAGTTGACCGCGAGGGAGCACGATAGACGTTTTTTCCATCACGGATAAAAATTGAAAATAGTAGTCTGTAAAGAAATTGAACCCATCAAGCGCCATGATCTCTTCGTAAAGCTCTTTACTGATAGGGATGCTTCTGTTTTTCTTCCCCTTCGTTCTGACAAAGGTAATTCGGTATTTGGTCACCTGGGAGCGGGTAAGATTTACGGCTTCACGCCAGCGTGCGCCTGTGCTTAAGCATATCTTAACTACCAGTGCCAGAATTGGGTCCTGACGTTTGCAATCAGCCAGCAATTCAACAATCTGCTCATGGGTAAGCCATGCCATCTCTTTTTCTGCGATGGTGAATTTTCGCATGTTCTCCAGTGGGTTCGGATACGACCATTCGCCCAGACGGGATAGTTCGCTAAAAACACTACTTAGATAGCTTTGCTCCAGGTTAATGGTGACCGGGCTTGCTCCTTTCTTCCATTTCTCGCTGAAGTAGATCTCGCCTGTCAGGCGTTTATCTCGATAGTGGGCAAACATTTTAGAGGTGAGATCGGTTGCAAGAGGATTACCCAGAGCGTCAACCATCAACAGCAATTTGTCATAGACATGCTGCCCAGCTGTCAGAGATTTACCATGTAGTTTGAACCATAGCTCAACTACGTCTTTCAGTGTTCGACGATCCACTGATTCACCCAGCCAGGGCTTTGCTTCGGTTTCTTCCATCGTGTGGCGCTCAAAAGCCAGAGCTTCGCCTTTGGTGGCGAATTGTTTACGCACACGACGTCCACTACGTCCGGCGGGGTAACATTCGCAAAGCCATTTCCCTGTGGTGAGTTTTCGTACTGCCATAAAAAATGCCCTCCAGTAGAGAGCATTTTTACTGTATGTATAACCAGTGTCAATGTATGAAATCCTACGACCATACATCTCACTGAAGCCATCATGAAGTTGGCTATTCTTTTTGCTATGTGAGCATGTAACTTTTGCGGTTAACCTGCGGCTCATTTTTATTTTAGACGCAGATATAAAAGCAAAAGTTATCGTGAGTTTTTAGTACAGATTTTTTTGGATTTACTAATAGTTCCATCATTGCAAACGAATTTGCCATCTGAGGTACAGTGAGAAACACCTCCCTTTTTCCCTGAGCAGGGATAATTTCTAGCATAGGTAGTTAGTGGGTTTAATAACAAAGAACATGACAAAACCACAAAAAATACCTTACCAAGCATAGTTTCCTCCCGGTACTATTTAACATACTTGACTGTTAAACTTATAATTTTACCAATTATTTCAATGTCTTCTATCTTGCATTCGAAGGCTCTGTTTCCACCCTCGACGAAGATTCTTCCACCGGGTAAACGAGTAATGTCACGGATCGTTATTTCGCCATCAATACTTATTACCCATTTACCATCACGTATATCATCAAATTCTTTATCACAAATAAATTCAGAATTGTTATCTGTGATGACAAAAGGTTTTTTAAACGTAGAGGGTAGAAATTCCTTATCAAAAATATAAAAACCGTCTTTCTGCAATGCTCCATCAGACAATAAATATTTTTCTACTTCTATAGTATTTGTATTTGCTGATGCTTGCTTTGAACCATGCCCTGTTGTTAGCCAATTAAGCGAGGTGCCCGTTTCAAGGGCGCACTGGATTACCCAATCTGCTGGAAAAATATCACGCATATAGCGCGTTGCCATGGTGCTCTTAGAAACACCTAAATGATCACAGAGAGCCTGACGGGTACCGAACCCATATGCTTCAACTAAACGTTCTATGGCTTTCTTACCGCCGCTATTGAAATCCACAAGTCCTCCAAAGAAATCCAAAATTCGTTGACAGATTCCAAAAGCGATCTTAAAGTTGAACCAGAAGTGTTCTTTTGGAGCCTTCACTACTAATCACGACAAACAACGGCTCGCCACAAGCCATACCTAGAAGGAATGTTGCCTTATGACACCTAACATTTCAATTACTCTGAATACACCACATGTCACAATCGAACGTTATAGCGAACTGACTGGCCTTTCTATTGATACGATTAACGACATGTTGGCTGATGGCCGACTACCTCGTCATCGTCTTCGTAAAGACAAAAAACGTGAAAAGGTAATGATTAACCTGGCTGCTCTGACTGTTGATGCTTTGTCTGCTTAATAGACGTCTATTTTCGCAATAAGACGCTGAGTTCGATTTTGCGATAAGTTCGGAGTTGAAAACCATGTTTGATTACCAAGTTTCCAAACATCCACATTTTGATGAAGCCTGTCGTGCATTCGCACTGCGCCACAATCTGGTGCAACTGGCAGAACGTGCGGGCATGAATGTGCAGATTCTGCGGAACAAGCTGAACCCAGCTCAACCTCATTTATTAACCGCACCAGAAATCTGGCTGCTTACCGATCTGACTGAAGATTCAACGTTGGTAGATGGTTTTCTGGCACAGATTCACTGCCTGCCATGCGTACCAATTAATGAGGTGGCAAAAGAGAAACTGCCACATTACGTCATGAGTGCAACCGCAGAGATCGGGCGTGTTGCTGCAGGTGCGGTATCTGGCGATGTAAAAACCAGTGCAGGTCGTCGTGATGCTATCAGCAGCATTAACTCTGTAACACGACTGATGGCGTTGGCTGCTGTTTCATTGCAGGCCCGTTTACAGGCTAACCCTGCGATGGCGAGTGCAGTTGATACCGTGACTGGCCTCGGTGCTTCATTCGGTTTGCTGTGAGGTGCTTATGCTGACGAAAGAACCATCATTTGCATCGCTGCTGGTAAAACAAAGCCCGGCAATGCACTACGGTCACGGCTGGATCACGGGTGAGGATGGAAAACGCTGGCATCCATGTCATTCACAAGATGAATTGCTGTCTGAATTGACCACGAGGAAACGGAGAAAGTCCAAATGTATGCGGCAGAAAGTGAAGTGGTTTATCAGTTTCGTTACAGAGGGGAGAGTTATTCAGTACCTGAAGATGATTTGCTCTGTTGCTATCCGTCATTGTCGGGCGATGGCAGTTACTTTTTCGCGTTAAAGGATGGGACGTTTTTACGGGGAGAGCAGGTTAAAGAGACGATACGAAAAAATGTATCTCCTCTTGAGCGTTACCGTAAGAACAAAGAACGATAGCTGCGTTTGGGGGATATGAAGTATGGCAATTAATGGCGCTGCAGCAACTGTTCCATTAAGCCCCGGTGAACGCCTGAATGGACTTAATCACATTGCGGAGTTAAGGGCGAAAGTTTTTGGCCTGAATATTGAGTCAGAGCTTGAGCGGTTTATTAAAGATATGCGTGATCCACGGGATATCAATAATGAACAAAATAAACGGGCACTGGCTGCCATATTCTTTATGGCAAAAATTCCAGCTGAACGTCATAGCATCAGCATTAATGAGCTGACCACTGACGAAAAGCGGGAGCTGATTAAAGCAATGAATCATTTTCGTGCAGTGGTGAGCTTATTTCCCAGACGGCTAACCATGCCGAATTAACCAACTAATGAAATTAATGGCGTAAACCCGCCGGGCATCCCTTTATCTAAATTCAGGAGAATTGCTTATGCGTAATATTGAAACCCTCACGACCAAAACCGGACCGGATGATGCAGGTCTTAATCTTTTACTGACAGAGGCTCGTCTGGAAGAACGCCGGGCAAGGGCTGAAGCAATGGCTGCTCGCCTCGATAGCCTGGCGTGTCATATCACCTCCCGCCAGCTAAACCACGTCGAAGCGGCAGAACTGCTGCGTGTGACTGCTGAAGCAATCCAGAACGAAGCGCAGGAGATCCACTGATGGCTGATGCAATGGATCTCGTACAGCAGCGCGTTGAAGAAGAACGCCAACGCCATATCCGTGCTGCCCGTGCCAAAACGCCGGGCGTGTCCCGCGTGCTTTGCGTTGAGTGTGAAGCGCCAATTCCGCCAGCACGCCGCCGTGCCATTCCGGGTGTGCAGCTTTGCATTACCTGTCAGGAAATCGCAGAGCTGAAAGGCAAACATTACAACGGAGGTGCTGTATGAGCACCATCCTGAAATGGGCAGGAAATAAAACCGCCATAATGTCCGAACTGAAAAAGCATCTTCCTGCTGGCCCGCGACTGGTTGAACCTTTCGCGGGTTCCTGTGCAGTGATGATGGAGACGGATTACCCCAGCTATCTTGTTGCGGATATTAATCCTGATTTAATCAACCTCTATAAAAAGGTTGCTGCTGATTGTGAGGCGTTTATATCTCGTGCCAGAGCTTTATTTGAGGAAGCAAACAGGGAGGCGGCTTATTACAACATAAGGCAGGAGTTTAATTACTCCACTGAAATTACTGATTTCATGAAAGCGGTATATTTCCTGTATCTCAATCGTCACGGTTACCGTGGTTTATGTCGCTATAACAAGAGCGGGCATTTCAACATTCCCTACGGTAATTATAAAAATCCGTATTTCCCTGAAAAAGAAATTCGCGCATTTGCAGAGAAAGCCCAGCGGGCAACGTTTATCTGCGCCAGCTTTGATGAAACGCTGGCGATGTTGAAGGTGGGGGATGTGGTGTATTGCGATCCGCCTTATGACGGTACGTTTTCCGGCTATCACACTGATGGTTTCACTGAAGATGATCAGTATCACCTGGCATCCATTCTTGAACATCGGTCATCAGAAGGACATCCGGTCATTGTTTCTAACAGTAACACGTCTTTGACCCGGTCCCTTTATCGTAATTTCACTCACCACTACATCAGGGCGAAACGCAGCATCGGCGTTGCAGCGGGGGAGGGAAAATTTGCAACAGAGATGATTGCCACTAAATCTGCTAATTGGTTTAGTGCCGATTTTAGTAGGGGACGTGACTCTACTGTTATTTTCGGGGTGCAAGTGTGAAAGAAATGCACCACGGAATTCATCATTTCCATGGGACGCCTGTCTGGGGAAGTGCTGGCGACGTTCATCGTATTGCGGTGAGCGGAGCTGGCGCTTTCGTCTCCTATGTACGACCAGATCAGATTGCGGCGTCCATTCAGCACGCTCAGGTCGTCGGCATTGATAACGGCGCATTTTCTGCATGGGTGCGTGGGCTAAAAATTAACTGGAGTGATTTTTATAAATGGCTCCTGAACTATTACCACCATCCTAAGGTCGCTTTTTTTGTCATTCCTGATGTTGTGGACGGAGGTGAACGTGACAATGATGCCCTGATAAACGAAGTTCCGAAAATGTTCTACGGGAAGGCAACTCCCGTCTGGCATCTGCACGAGTCAATCGATCGGCTTATCGAGCTATGTCGTGAATGGCCTCGTGTCTGCTTTGGATCGTCTGGTGAATATGCGGCTATCAGAACTGCGCACTGGCATCGTCGTATGCAGGACGCTTTTGAAGCAATTTATTGCCGACACAATTTCAAAACAGCTGTTCATGGTTTGCGCATGCTTGACGGTCGTGTGTTGGGAAATTACCCACTGGCGACTGCCGACAGTACAAATCTTGCCTGCAATGTCCCCAAATTTAATAGCAAATATCCTGAGCTGACGCGGGCTATTCAGGAGGCTGAGTATTCGCGCAATCTGACGGAAAAGGAGCTGAAAGCTGTCATTCTGAAAAACCGTTGCGCAATTTTAAAAGGTGCAATTGAAGCTGTTCGCCCACCTTCAGTTTCTGATTGGCTGTCGAATGGTTTGCAGCCTTCACAGCTCGAACTGGAGATTGCGTAATGAACTACAGCTATTCCTGGAATGCTGAGAAAAAAGCAATCAATCCTTACGTAGAGACGGAAGAGCAATCTTCAGTTTCTGCGCTTTCAAACCTGATCGCTCTGTACGCTGCCGATAACGAGCAGGAACAGCTGCGCCGCGAGGCACTGAGTGATCAGGTCTGGGAGCGTTATTTCTTTAATGAATCCCGTGATCCTGTCCAGCGCGAAATGGAGCAGGATAAGCTCATTAGTCGGGCAAAGCTGGCGCATGAGCAGCAGCGTTTTAATCCAGATATGGTCATTCTGGCGGACGTTAATGCCCAGCCTTCCCATATCAGCAAGCCACTGATGCAACGTATTGAATACTTCAGCAGCCTGGGCAGGCCAAAGGCTTATTCCCGCTATTTGCGTGAGACGATTAAGCCATGTCTGGAACGGCTGGAGCATGTACGCGACTGTCAGCTATCCACTTCTTTTCGCTTTATGGCAAGCCATGAAGGGCTGGACGGCCTGCTGATCCTGCCTGAAATGAGTCAGGATCAGGTGAAACGCCTGTCCACCCTGGTAGCTGCGCATATGAGCATGTGCCTTGATGCAGCTTGTGGCGATTTGTATGTCACCGATGACGTTAAGCCAGAAGAAATCCGCAAGACATGGGAAAAGGTGGCAGCGGAAACCCTGCGTCTGGATGTCATCCCGCCTGCGTTTGAGCAACTCCGCCGGAAAAGAAACCGCCGTAAACCCGTGCCCTATGAACTCATTCCGGGTTCGCTGGCGCGTATGTTGTGCGCTGACTGGTGGTACCGGAAATTATGGAAGATGCGTTGCGAATGGCGGGAAGAGCAGTTGCGTGCTGTCTGCCTGGTCAGCAAAAAAGCATCTCCCTATGTCAGCTATGAAGCCGTGATGCATAAACGTGAGCAGCGCCGTAAGTCGCTGGAGTTTTTTCGTTCTCATGAACTGGTGAACGAAGACGGCGACACGCTGGACATGGAGGATGTGGTAAACGCCAGCAGCAGCAACCCTGCGCATCGCCGCAATGAGATGATGGCCTGTGTTAAAGGCCTGGAGCTTATCGCGGAAATGCGCGGTGACTGCGCCGTTTTCTACACCATCACCTGTCCGTCACGTTTCCATTCCACGCTAAATAATGGCAGGCCCAACCCAACTTGGACAAATGCGACGGTAAGACAAAGCAGTGATTATCTGGTCGGCATGTTTGCTGCATTTCGTAAGGCGATGCACAAAGCCGGATTGCGGTGGTATGGCGTGCGGGTGGCTGAGCCGCATCATGACGGTACAGTTCACTGGCACCTGTTGTGTTTTATGCGCAAAAAAGACCGCCGCGCCATCACTGCATTACTGCGTAAGTTTGCCATCCGTGAAGACCGCGAGGAACTGGGCAATAACACTGGGCCGCGCTTTAAGTCTGAGTTGATTAACCCGCGCAAAGGTACGCCAACAAGCTACATCGCGAAATACATCAGTAAGAACATTGACGGGCGTGGTCTGGCTGGCGAGATCAGCAAGGAAACGGGGAAATCCCTACGTGATAATGCTGAATACGTTAATGCCTGGGCGTCTCTGCATCGTGTTCAGCAATTCCGCTTCTTTGGCATTCCGGGGCGTCAGGCTTACCGTGAACTGCGATTGCTGGCTGGTCAGGCGGCAAGGCAACAGGGGGACAAAAAAGCAGGTGCGCCGGTACTGGATAACCCGCGCCTTGATGCCATCCTGGCTGCTGCTGATGCTGGTTGTTTTGCCACCTACATCATGAAGCAGGGCGGCGTACTGGTTCCCCGCAAATATCACCTCATCAGAACCGCTTATGAAATCAACGAAGAGCCGACCGCCTATGGCGATCACGGCATTCGTATTTATGGCATCTGGTCACCTATTGCAGAGGGCAAGATCTGCACTCATGCCGTGAAGTGGAAAATGGTTCGTAAGGCCGTTGATGTTCAGGAGGCGGCAGCCGACCAGGGCGCTTGCGCCCCTTGGACTCGTGGCAATAACTGTCCCCTTGCTGAAAATTTGAACCAACAAGGGAAAGACAAATCAGCTGATGGGGATACCAGGACGGACATTACCCGCATGGATGACAAGGAGTTGCACGATTACCTGCACAGTATGAGCAAAAAAGAGCGCCGGGAACTGGCTGCAAGGTTACGCCTGGTGAAACCGAAACGGCGTAAAGACTACAAACAGCGAATTACAGACCATCAGCGACAGCAGCTCGTCTATGAACTGAAGTCCAGAGGATTTGATGGCAGCGAGAAAGAGGTCGATTTACTCCTTCGCGGCGGCAGTATTCCGTCAGGAGCAGGCCTGCGTATCTTCTATCGGAACCAGCGTTTGCAGGAAGATGATAAGTGGCGAAACCTGTATTAATTACGCGGGTTAACAATTCGTGCTCTTAATAATACCAGGCATATCAGGCTGATGAACGTAAAAAAACGTTTTACATCAGTAAGATTATTATATACTGTAAATATAAACAGTGGTTATGCATACAGTATTGCTTGTGGTGTCATAGGAGGAAAGATGCAGGACTATTTTTTGGAGTCTTTGAAGCTCCAGCGCATTGATTTTTTTCTTAAGCTTGTAGCGGCTAGTGAGTGTAGTGATGAAGAGAAGGGGCTGGCTTTGCAGTGGGTTTCTGAACTGACAGATGAACTCATGGCAAAAATCAGAACCCACGAATACAACCGCTCAATGGATGTCATCAGCTGAGGTGACTTTTATGCGCATTGAAATAATGATCGATAAAGAGCAGAAGATTAGCCAGTCTACCCTGGATGCCCTTGAATCCGAGCTTTACCGCAATCTGCGCCCCCTGTATCCCAAAACGGTAATTCGTATCCGCAAAGGTAGCTCTAACGGTGTGGAACTGACCGGACTGCAACTGGACGAAGAAAGAAAACAAGTGCTGAAAATTATGCAGAAGGTGTGGGAAGACGACTGCTGGCTGCATTGATAGGTTTCGTTTGTAATGAGTCATGTTTTTTGAGTCCGATAGTAGACAGCTAGAGGGATAAATGATTAATAGATAGATTAAACATAGTGATGGGCGTAAAATCGCGCGCATTTTATTGGCAACGGATCTGAACTCAATGGCGGATAAGACTCAATCAGTAAGTATTGTGTATCAAGGCAAAGCTCTCGACGATCATAAGATGGATATTCTTTCGTTTGCGAAAAGTTTGCAGGGGCTAGGTGAGGCTATCTACTCTGCAAATGAGATTGTAAACGGAGGGCGAGACATTGAAGTTAACGTTGACGCTGAATTGATAGCCGGTTCCTTTGGGTTTGATATTGAGGTTGTACAACATCTAGCTAATGCTAAAGATGTTGTACAAATTTTAGGTTTGTCAGCCATTCCTTTAGCCGTTGGCGGTGCTACAGTTTTAGAGGTTCTCAAGAAGCTTAACGGGCGTAAGATCGACATAGTCGAGAAAGCTAACGGTAGTGACAAAGTTAAGCTGAAAGTCGATGGTGAAGAGATTGTTTGCTCTGAAGATGTCGAAAAAATCGTTAATGCCCCAGAGATTCGTAAGGCTGTTGACGCGTTTGTCAGACAGCCTCTGTTACAAGATGGTATCGACAATTTTGTGGTAAAAAAATCGCGCACCTCTAAGAAAGAAATCCTCAAAATTCATAAAGATGAGGCAGAAGAGTTTAAGTCGCCAAAAGTTCTCTTTGAAACCAAAGAAGAAGTTGACGAATTTGAAACAACCGTGACATTCGTTTCGGCGCATACTGACAAAAAAAGTGGCTGGCGTGTTGAGTTTGGCGGTGAAAAGCGCAATGTCAGAATGGAAGATAATGAGTTCATCAAGCTTGTTACTGGACCAGACGCCCCCAAAATTTTTGGCGAATTGTTTGCTGTGAAGATGAAGAAAATTGTGAAAGATTCCGGTGGCCAGGTAGACGAAAAGTTATCGATCATCAAAGTGGGTCGACACTTTGCCGCCAAAGATAGAAAAATAAAACCTGATGCGGATTAAAAATGTCTATAGATATTAGTGTGTTAGGATGGTTGGGGCTGCTTGTTGCAGCTCCAGCTATATTTATAGGTGCTAGAGTGGCTATACGTAGCCTGCTCGATCGAGTTATTGTCGAAACAAAAGTTTCTATCACTTATACTGATGCAAACAAAAATGTCTATAAAACAAATATTTATATAAACAATGATGATGAGTTAATAAAGCTCATCGATGATATAGCAGAGAAAAATAAGCGTGAGAGGAAGGAGTCAGCCTCTCATGCCTGAACAAAAGAAAACAAGCGGTAAAGCAGTCGGTGTTACAGGTGGCGGCGGTGTAGGCCTTTTCCTAATAAAGCTGGCTAGCTTCATTACAGATCCAACATGGAAAGACCTTTACATTGCTTCAATACCGATGGTGTCAATTCTTTTAAGCGAAGTTTTTACTTTTGCATGGACGATTTATGCTGTTGATCCGCAAGAAATCAAACTGAAAAGGCGGTTGAAGGCTCTGAAGAAGCAAGCCGAAGCAGTTTTAAATGCACCATCGTCCCCTGTTTCTCCAGAAATGCGAGAGAAAGCGCAGGCTCGTTACGACGTGATCTGTGGAATTGAAATGGGAATTTACCCCCTCTCAATTGTAAATACGCTAGATGGAAAAGTATCCCCCACAGCGCAAACGCCGGACGTTAAATAGCAGTTTCTACTTTGCATGACTATGCTGCATGAAATCGCATGATCGTTTGAGGATCGTTTTTGCAAAAGCCCGCCAGAACTGGCGGGCTTTTGCGTAGAGCATGCATCTGCATGAAAACCACTACATAAAGCGGGCAGGCGTGGCGGGGATACGAGCGCGCGCAACGGGTTGTCATTCAAACTCCAATGCTATAAAACTGTGTAATACAAACAACTAAAGTAGGTGGCCTCAGTGGAACTGCAAGCAAATGCTCGAACCTTAACAAACGTGTTATCTGTAAATAAAAAATATATAGTCCCTAGATTCCAAAGAGAATATTCTTGGGGGAAGGAACAAGTAAGTGAACTTTGGCATGATATAGTTTCCAATATTCATTACCAGGAGGATGGGCAGTATCAATATGATGAGTATTTCATCGGTGCTCTCGTTTTGGTCGGGCAGGAAACTAGCTCTGAGCTGATGATTGTAGATGGTCAACAACGTCTTACGACTCTTACTATATTGTTATCAGCATTATGTGATAAATTTAAGTTGATAAATGAGTTGGCTGTAGCTCAATCAATATATAATAATTATATATCTGGTATGGATGACGATGGCAGACCTTTTTTTAAATTAGTTAATGAAACTCCTAAGCCATACTTTCAAAACAACATTCAGCATATTGATAAGAGAAATGAAGGACCGGAGTCCCTTGAAGAAAGAAACTTGCAATCTTCATATAATGATTTAACTGAGTATCTTTCAGAAGATAATCTTTGCCAGACATTAGGAGTAGATAGAGAGAAATTTATCTACTTGGAAGCGTTGAAGGCTGTGCGGGATCAAGTTCTACGGTATCTGAAAGTGATTTATATTACAGTTAATGATGAAGATGAAGCTTATACAATCTTTGAAACTCTGAATGCTAGGGGATTAAACTTAAGTTATGTAGATCTTATAAAAAACAAATTATTTAAGAAACTGAATGGCACACATCCTGATGATGATGCAAAAACTAAATGGAATAAAATTAGGCAAATAATTGCTAGTCGTAATGGTGTCGGTTCTATCGAGACATTTATCCGTCATTGGTGGGTGTCAAAATATTCTTATGTAAGTAGTGACACTCTTTATAAAGCTTTTCTGGATAAGTGGAAAAAAGGCGACATTGATGCTTCAGCGTTCATTGATGAGCTACTTTCAGATGCCGAGATATATGTGAAAATATCATCGCCTACAGAACAGGATTTTCCTGAACTGGAAATGAAACCAGTTTATCGAGGTTTGCAGGCATTAAGGCTGTTTAACATATCTCAGAATAAACCATTTTTGTTATCTTTATTTAAGGCAAGAGCAAGAGGAACGCTAAAACTTGTTGATATGAATAATGCAGTGCTGTCAATTGAACGCTTTCATTTTATGTTTAATGCTATTTGTTCATTGCGACCATCAGGTATTGAAAGTGCGTATGCTAAAGCTGCTAGGGCTTTAGTGGATGAAGGTTCTACTAAAGCTAGTAATAGACAAGTAATAAAGTCTTTGCTTGAAATGTTGGTGAAGAGAAAACCAGACATTAATATGTTTGTTGAAAAGTTTGTTATGCTTAAATTTTCAAATCAAGAGTTGAAAAATAAAAGGTTGATTCAGTACATTTTTAATAGACTTGAGTTACATCACATGAAAACGGGGGAGTATATGCCTGATTCATTAACATTAGAGCATATTCAGCCTCAGAGTGTGGGGGATTCTGAAGTATATAGCATGATAGGAAATTTATTACCACTTTCAAAAGAATTAAATGAAAAAGCTGGAAATAAGTCTGTTGTGGATAAGCTTGAAATTTATAAACAATCACAATATGCGCTAGTTAAAATTTTTATTGATGAATTTGAAAATAAATATCAAGGAGAATGGACGCCCGATCATATGAGGTCAAGAGCTGCTGAACTAAGTATTTTATCGTATAATTCAGTATGGAAATTGGGGCGTGAGTAAATGCCGGGGGGGGGCCCAGCATATTTATCAAAAAGAATCGTTTGTGAAATTTAGGGAGTAGGCATCAAAGCGTATTGCTTCTTCGCCTAGCCAATAGTTAAGTTCTTGTAGCTGTTTCTGCAGGGGCATCAGTTCGTTGCGGACAAAAACACGACTAGCCTTCTCCACATCACCAAAGCCCCCAACATTATTAGGCATTATCCCCATCATTTGCGGCGGCACACGGTGTGCCGCCATCATGTCGTCCCGGCTCACGTTCTTGATATTCAGAAACTCATCCTTCGCCGCGACTTCTGACAACGGGATAATCTGAAGCCCGTCCTTTTTGCCGTTAGGAGAGTACATAAACAGGTTGCGGAAGTTGCCTGGCCCTTTGGCACTTTTCATTGCATTGCGGAGGTTGTTCACATCCTCCTGGTTCTGCGCGGCATCGGTCATGTACATGATGAAGCCTGCATGACTGCCGTTAATATAATACTTCCGGCGGAACAGCGTGGCGGACTCGTTGAGCAGGGCTGATGGAATGGCAGAAAGATAACCTGGCAGGCCGTAGATCTCCTGGTTGATGTCCGGTTCCATCAGATGAAAAATGCTGCCTTTCGTGAACTGATACGGCTGGGTTGTCATACCGTATTGCACAAACCAGTAGGTATCCAGGTCTAACCCGCGTCGGGTGTATTTTGCCAGAGCAGGCTCAAGGGCGATAACTTCACCGAAGCGGTTCGTGCGTTTCTCCAGGTAGGCGTTACCAAATACCAGATAGTCCTGCACAAAACGTGAAAAAGCCTGCTGGCTGAGCAGCGGGTGAGGGATGTAGGTACTGGTCAGAATGTTGCATTTCACCGCAATTGGTGAGCTGTGATGCACGGCGGCGCGGAAGGTTCGTGCCAGTCCGTCAAAGCTGACAGGCGGCTCATACCAGCGATCCATCTGTACGCATTCCACATAGTCCAGCAGTTCACGGCGGTCCAGAACAGGAACGGGATCGCCGAAGCTGAATGCTTCGGCTGTAGTTTGACTTTTAAGCTGGATCTGTTTCGTCGCCGCAGCGCGGTTCTTCTTACTCTTTCCCATCAAAAAATCTCCACAATATTGCTGGTATTGGCGGATTCGCCCTGCAGCGGTTCGTTAAACAGTGCGTGCATCGTTGCCCAGGCCAGATCCGCATGGCTGGCTTCTTCGCTGCGGCTGGCTTCATAGGTCGGGCGGTTGCCGCTGGCGGTGGTTGCGCGACGGATTGCCATGAATGACTGCGCAATGTCGGTGTGTCCGGCGTCAAACTCCAGACGGCGGTGGCTGATAATGTCGTAGGCCTTGAGTACCAGGGCGTTTTTAACGTTGGGGTTATAGACAAACTCCCGGACGGCTGGAAAAAACGCTTTCACGTTCTCGTAAACCCCGTGGCCGACACCTGTCGAGTCGATGCCGATGTAGGTCACGTTGTACTGCTCGGTCAGTTTTTTGATGGCGTCAGCCTGGGCGCGGAAGTCCATCCCGCGCCACTGGTGACGCTCAAGAATGCGGAACTTACCACCCGGCACGGCTGGCGGTGCCACCACCACGCATCCGGCACTGTCGCCGTTCTGCGTACCTTTTGCCGGGTCATAACCGATCCACACTTCGCGCCAGCCAAACGGGCGCAGGGCCAGAGCATGAAAGTCGGTCCAGACTTCCCAACTGTCCACCATGCACGCCTGCAGCTCGCTGAGCGGAAACACGGACGCGAGATCGTCCACAAACTCGCACATCAGCAGGTTCTGGTATTCGTCCGGGCTGTACTCCATGCGCAACTGGTCAAGGTCGAACAGGTTGCAGCCGCCGCGCACCGCATCTTCCACGGTGACTATCTGGCGGTATTGCCCGTCTGCGCACAGCAGGCCGGGGGCCAGATTGCTGTGGGACAGGTCGATGTCCACCTTATCGGCTTTGTTGCGCCCACGGTTGAACAGTGCACCGGACCAGAACGGATAAGCACTGTGTGTCAGGCTGGATGGCGTGGAAAAATAGGTTTGTCGCCATTTCTTGTGAATAGCCATACCAGAAGCCACTTTGCGCAGCTCCTGGAATTTCGGTATCCAGAAATATTCATCCAGATACAGGTTGCCGTGGTAACTCTGGGCAGTGCGGGCATTGGTGCCGAGGAAATACAGTGTGGCCCCGTTGGGAAGCACCATCGGATCGCCTTTCAGCTCCACCTCCACTTCTTTGGCAAAGTCGATGATGTACTGTTTGAAGACGTGGGCCTGTGCCTTGCTGGCGGAAAGAAAAATCTGGTTACGTCCGGTAAGCAGAGCGTCAATCAGGGCTTCACGGGCAAAGTAAAAGGTCGCGCCGATCTGGCGTGACTTCAGCAGGTTGCGGATGCGGTTGGTTTTTCCGGCTTCCCACCAGTGGCGTTGGTAGTTGAACATGGAGGAATGGAAGATTTCTTCCAGCTTCTCAATCTGTTCATCGGTGAAGACATTCTTTTCCGGCTGACGGCGCGGGCCTTTGTTGCGGTTGGCGACGTTAGGGTTTAAGTCGGCTTCGTTGCCGCCATTGTTAAACTTGCCGATCCGCGCGTGGCGTTCCGACTGGCGCGCCAGCAGGTCAATCTCTTTGAAATCTTTCCCTTCTTTGTGCTCCTTCATAATGAGCTGGCAGTAGCGTGCGGCGGTGGTGAGCTGCATCTGATCCAGCGGCCCATAGTCACCCCACTTGTCGCGTTTTTTCCAGCTGTGAACGGTTGCAACTTTCTCGCCCAGCATTTCAGCAATGCGGGCTACGCGGTATCCCTGAAAGTACAGCAGCATGGCCTGCCGACGGGGATCGAGATCTGCGGGTGTCAGTGTGGTGTTCATGGCACAAACCTACAGCCTTGAATGAAGGCTTTCCCCGCCTGCGGTTTGTGTGGTTGTCGGTACAAATACCGCGCATTGTTTCACTGCCCCCATCACCGCAACCATAAGGCTCCAGTAAGTTTTTTCTAACGGAGCACGGCTCATGACAGTGAAAGCAAAGCGTTTTCGCATCGGGGTGGAAGGTGCCACCACCGACGGACGCGAAATCCAGCGTGAATGGCTGGAACAGATGGCAGCCAGCTACAACCCGGCGGTGTATACCGCGCTGATTAACCTTGAGCACATCAAGTCTTATCTGCCGGACAGCACCTTTAACCGCTACGGCAAGGTGACGGCGCTGTTTGCTGAAGAAATCACGGAAGGTCCGCTGGCGGGCAAGATGGCACTGTATGCCGACGTTGAGCCAACGGAGTCCCTGGTGGAGCTGGTGAAAAAAGGCCAGAAATTATTCACCTCTATGGAAGTCAGCCCGAAGTTCGCTGATACGGGCAAAGCCTACCTGGTCGGCCTGGCTGCCACTGATGACCCTGCCAGTCTGGGCACTGAAATGCTGACATTCAGCGCCAGTGCAGCCCATAACCCGCTGGCAAACCGCAAGCAGAATCCCGCCAATCTCTTTACCGCCGCAGAGGAAACGGTGATCGAACTGGAAGAAATCCAGGAGGACAAGCCGTCCCTGTTTGCCCGCGTCACGGCACTGTTCACCAAAAAAGAGCAGTCCGACGATGCCCGGTTCTCTGATGTGCATAAGGCCGTGGAGTTGGTCGCCACTGAGCAGCAAAACCTGAGTGCACGCACCGAAAAATCCCTGTCTGAGCAGGAAGAACGTCTGTCTGAGCTGGAGACTGCCCTGCAGGCACAGCAGACAGCCTTTAACGAACTGGTGAATAAGCTGAGTCATGAAGACAGCCGCCAGGACTACCGCCAGCGTGCAACAGGCGGTAACGCCCCCGCTGACACTCTGACCAATTGCTGATGGAGCACAAAACCCGATGAAGAAGAATACCCGCTTTGCTTTTAACGCTTACCTGCAGCAGCTGGCGCGTCTGAACGGTGTGGCCGTTGAAGAACTGTCCAGCAAGTTCACTGTAGAGCCGTCTGTGCAGCAGACGCTGGAAGATCAGATCCAGCAGTCCGCCGCATTCCTGACGCTGATTAACGTCACGCCAGTGACTGAGCAGTCTGGTCAGTTGCTGGGGCTGGGTGTTGGCAGCACCATTGCCGGAACCACTGATACCACAGCTAAAGAGCGTGAGCCTGTCGATCCGACGCTGATGGTCGATGTGGAATACAAATGCGAGCAGACTAACTTTGACACGGTGCTGACCTACGCGAAGCTGGACCTGTGGGCGAAGTTTCAGGATTTCCAGGTGCGTATCCGTGACGCCATCGTAAAACGTCAGGCACTGGACCGCATCATGATCGGCTTTAACGGCGTGAAGCGTGCGAAAACCTCCAACCGTAGCGAAAACCCGCTGCTGCAGGATGTGAACAAAGGCTGGCTGCAGAAAATCCGTGAAGATGCACCGGATCACGTCATGGGCAGCACCACCACGGGAGCTGAAACCACACCGGGTGCGGTGAAAGTCGGTAAAGGTGGCGAATATGCCAACCTGGACGCAGTGGTGATGGATGCCGTCAATGAGCTTATCGACGTGGTCTACCAGGACGATGACGATCTGGTGGTGATTTGCGGTCGTGAACTGCTGTCTGACAAGTATTTCCCGCTGGTCAACAAAGAGCAGGAAAACAGTGAAAAACTGGCTGCCGATATGATCATCAGCCAGAAACGCATGGGTGGCCTGCAGGCCGTGCGTGCGCCGTTCTTCCCGCCGAATGCGCTGCTGATCACCCGTCTGGATAACCTGTCCATCTACTGGCAGGAAGACACCCGCCGCCGTTCAGTTATCGACAACCCGAAACGTGACCGGATTGAAAACTTTGAATCCGTTAACGAAGCCTATGTGGTTGAGGACTACCGCTGCGCCGCACTGGTGGAAAACATCCAGATTGGTGACTTCAGCGCCGCCGCAGCAGAAACCGGAGCGTAATTCATGAGCCTGAGTCCCGCACGGCAGCATCGCCTGCGCGTTCAGGCTGAACAGGCCGCTCGCGAGGGTGGCAGTGTTCGCCACGCGTCGGGCTATGACCTGATGCTGCTGCAACTGGCGGAAGACCGCCGCCGTCTCAAGGGCGTTCAGTCCACGGTCAAAAAAGCGGAAATCAAGGTGGAGCTGCTGCCGAAGTACGCCGCCTGGGCAGAGGGTGTCCTGGCTGCCGGAGGCGCTCAACAGGATGACGTGCTGATGTACGTGATGCTGTGGCGCATTGATGCCGGAGATTATGCCGGAGCGCTGGAGATCGGGCGTCATGCCCTGCGTCATGGCTGGGTGATGCCGCTGGGTAACCGCAACGTGCAGACCGTGCTGGCAGAGGAAATGGCAGACGCCGCGCAGAGCGCAATGCTTGCCGCCACCGGCTTTGATGCTGATCTGTTGCTGCAGACGCTGGAGCTGACAGACGGTCTGGATATGCCGGACCAGTCACGGGCGCGTCTGCATAAAGCGATTGGCGCTGTCCTGAGTGAAAGCAATCCGGCGTCCGCCCTTAATCATCTCAACCATGCGTTACAGCTCGATCCCCGCTGTGGCGTGAAAAAAGACAAACAGCAGCTGGAGCGCAGACTGCGCAATGACAGCCGCTGACAGAACGTGCCCCCGCGCACGGGCGGCACGGGGTGGCGAAAGGCACAGCCTCATCAAAACCCCGTCCACCGCCCTCTATTTCAGGAGAAAGCAGCATGAAGTTTGTTGCGCCAGAACAGGCACCGGAACAGGCGGAAATCATCAGAAATACGCCGTTCTGGCCTGATGTGGACCTGTCGGAGTTTCGCAGTGTCATGCGCACTGACGGCACGGTGACGCAGCCGCGTTTAAAGCAGGTTGCCCTGTCGGCAATTTCGGAGGTCAACGCAGAGCTGTATGAGTTTCGCAGACGCCAGCAGATGCTGGGGTATGCCTCGCTGGCAGAGGTTCCGGCGGAACAGCTGGACGGGAAAAGTGAGCGCATTCAGCACTATTTCAACGCGGTTTACTGCTGGGCACGCGCCATGCTCAACGAACGATACCAGGACTATGACGCCACGGCATCCGGTGTGAAGCGAGGCGAAGAACTGGCGGAAGCCAGCGGTGATTTGTGGCGTGACGCCCGCTGGGCCATCAGCCGGGTGCAGGATGCGCCGCACTGCACAGTGGAGCTTATCTGATGAAAGTGCGTGCGTATCAGTATGACACGGTGGACGCGCTTTGCTGGCGTCATTACGGGCGCACGCAGGGTGTCACGGAGCAGGTACTGAAGGCAAATCCGGGGCTTGCCGAATACGGCCCCTTTTTACCTCACGGGCTGCAGGTGGAGCTGCCGGACATACCGACCACCACCACCGTGCAGACCGTCCAGCTATGGGACTGAATTATGACGCTTGAGCGAATCAGCGCCTTTATCACGTATTGCATCGCCGTCGTGCTGGCCTGGCTGGGCGATTTGTCCATCAAGGATGCCTCAACGCTGGGCGGCCTGATGATTGGTGTGCTGATGCTGGCTATCAACTGGTACTACAAACACAAAGCCTACCAGCTTCTGCGCGACGGGCAGATCTCGCGGGAGGACTATGAATCCATCAATCGTTAAACGCTGCCTTGTCGGGGCCGTGCTGGCTATTGCTGCCACGCTGCCGGGTTTTCAGCAGCTTCACACCTCCGTGGAGGGGCTGAAACTGATTGCCGATTACGAAGGCTGTCGTCTGCAGCCGTATCAGTGCAGCGCGGGTGTCTGGACCGACGGCATTGGTAATACATCGGGCGTCATTCCCGGCAAAACAATCACGGAACGACAGGCAGCAGAAGGGCTGATCTCCAACGTGCTGCGTGTGGAGCGGGCACTGGAAAGGTGTGTGAAGCAACAGCCACCACAGAAGGTGTATGACGCTACGGTGTCGTTTGCCTTCAACGTGGGGACGGGCAATGCCTGTAGTTCCACGCTGGTGAAATTGCTCAATCAGCGGCGCTGGGCGGATGCGTGCCGACAGTTGCCGCGTTGGGTTTATGTAAAAGGTGTGTTTAATCAGGGGCTGGATAACCGCCGTGCGCGGGAGATGGCCTGGTGTTTACAGGGAGCAAACTGAAATGAAAAAGAAATTAATCAGCGGACTGTTTCTGATGTTATGGATGGCGCTGTTAATCGCAGCAATGGTGTATCCGCAGGGGATCTTTCCGGTACTGGTAGCGTCCGGCGTTTGGGTAGCCTGTTTGCTGACATGGGCGGTAATTCCGGTAGCACTGGCTGCGTTAATTCAGAATGGCCCGCTCTGGCAGGAGTTAAGGGCATCTTTGCTGAAGACAATTACCCGAAAAGAAAACGTATTTATCTGTTGGGTGATGCGATTGCTGATTGTTGTAAGTCTCGCATGGACGGGGTGGGCTATTACCCTGGTCTTTTATCTACTGACCGTTATTGCCTTCTGGATCACCCGTAATCAGATGGCGCAACAGGTAGCAGCATGAACCGGTTGCTGCTGGTTGTGCTGGCGTTATTACTGGCGGCGCTGGGCTGGCAGACGTGGCGGCTGGCTGATGCCAGCCAGACCATCAGCACGCAGGCAAACGAGCTGCAGAGCAAAAGCCAGGCACTGGCAAAGAGCAACAGCCAGCTTATCAGCCTGTCCATTCTGACTGAAACCAATAACCGGGAGCAGGCGCGGCTCTATGCCGAAGCAGAACAGACCAGCACACAGCTGAGACAACGACAACGCCGGATCGAGGAACTGAAACGTGAGAACGAGGATTTACGCCACTGGGCTGATACTCCTTTGCCTGCTGACATTATCCGGCTGCGGGAACGTCCGGCACTCACCGGAGGTGCAGCTTACCGTCAGTGGTTGTCCGCGAGTGACGCCGTGTCGGCTGGAGCAGGCAGCACCGCGCACTAACGGTGATCTGAATGCGTTGCTGGATGAAACGGAGGCCGCCTGGGCGGTCTGTGCAGACAAAGTGGACATGATTATTGCGTGTCAGGAGCGAAACAGTGAACAAACCACAATCCCTGCGCCACGCCCTCAATAAAGCGGTGCCTTATGTCCGCAATAACCCGGACAAACTGCATCTGTTTGTGGATAACGGTTCGCTGGTTGCCACGGGGGCCAGCTCCATGTCGTGGGAGTACCGTTACACACTGAACGCGGTGATTGAGGATTTCAGCGGCGACCAGAATCTGCTGATGGCCCCGGTTTTGCTGTGGCTGAGGGATAACCAGCCTGATGCCATCAATAACCCGGCGTTACGGGAAAAGCTATTCACCTTTGAGGTGGATATTCTGCGCAACGATGTCTGTGATATCAGCCTGAACCTGCAACTGACGGAACGTGTGCTGGTCAGCACTGACGGCAGTGTGTCGAGCGTTGAAGCTATAGCGGAACCTGATGCACCTGAAGAAATGTGGACGGTGAAACGTGGCTGAACTGCAGAAGGTGGACGACTGGCTGAGTGCCTTGCTGGCGAATCTGGAACCAGCCTCGAGAAGCCGCATGATGCGCCAGCTGGCGCAGGAACTGCGCCGGACACAGCAGCAGAATATCAGGATGCAGCGCAATCCAGATGGTAGCAGTTATGAACCGCGCAGGGTAACAGCACGCAGCAAGAAGGGGCGCATCAAACGTCAGATGTTTGCAAAGCTGCGCACCACAAAATACCTGAAAACTGCCGCCAGCGCCGACTCTGCCAGCGTACAGTTTGAAGGCAAGGTGCAGCGTATTGCCCGTGTTCACCATTACGGTCTGCGTGATCGCGTCAGTCGCAAAGGACCGGAGGTCCGTTACGCAGAGCGCCGCCTGCTGGGTGTAAATGATGATGTTGAGGCAATGACCCGCGACATGATTCTGCAATGGCTGGCGGGGTGATCTTTGTATCAGCACTGATACAAGTTGCAGCACTGCCGCCTTTCTTCCCCTGATGGCAACCTTTCCCTATGAACGCACAATTAACCGAAATCATGCGCCTTATCACCAATCTGATCCGCACAGGTGTAGTCACCGAAGTGGACCGGGAAAACTGGCTTTGTCGGGTGAAAACAGGCGAGCTTGAAACCAACTGGATCAGCTGGCTGACGCTGCGTGCCGGGAATGCCCGCACATGGTGGCGACCATCAGAAGGTGAGCAGGTGGTGCTGCTGAGTCTGGGCGGCAATCTGGAAACCGCCTTTGCGTTACCCGCCATCTATTCGAATCAGTTCGCGCCACCGTCGACGTCGGCGAACGCCTGCGTGACAGAACATCCTGACGGTGGCTGGTTTGAATACGAACCCGCCACCGGGCGCTGGTATGTCAGGGGCATCAAATCAATGGTCATTGAGGCCGCTGACAACATCACCATGAAAACCAGTGAGTTTGTACTGGAGGCTGACCGCACGCGCATTAACAGCGAAGTGGTGATCAATGGTGGCGTTACCCAGGGCGGCGGAGCGATGAGTTCTAACGGGATCGTGGTTGATACGCATCAGCATACTGGCGTCCTGAAAGGCGGCGATACAACCGGAGGCCCGGTATGACGCTTTATAGTGGGATGAACAATACCAGCGGCAAAGTCATTACTGATATTGACCATCTGCGCCAGTCGGTGCGGGACATTCTGCTGACGCCGCAAGGTAGCCGCATTGCTCGCCGTGAATATGGTTCCCTGCTGTCGGCACTGATAGACCAGCCACAAAATCCGGCGTTACGCCTGCAGGTCATGTCGGCAGTGTATGTGGCGCTGAGTCGCTGGGAGCCACGGCTGACGCTGGATTCCATCACCATCAACAGCCATTTTGACGGTTCAATGGTGGTGGAGCTGAGCGGGCGGCGTAATAACGGTGTGCCTGTTTCCCTTTCCGTATCAACAGGAGCAGAGAATGGCAGTGATTGACCTTTCGCAGTTGCCTGCGCCGCAGATTGTGGATGTGCCGGACTTTGAGACGCTGCTTGCCGAACGCAAGGCCGAATTTGTGGCGCTTCATCCGAAAGATGAGCAGGAAGCAGTGATCCGCACGCTGGAACTGGAATCTGAACCCGTTACCAAATTGTTGCAGGAGAACGCTTATCGTGAGTTGCTTCTGCGCCAGCGCATTAACGAAGCCGCGCAGGCGGTGATGGTGGCTTACGCGATGGGCGGCGATCTTGACCAGCTCGCTGCCAACTACAACGTGACACGCCTGACGGTGACGCCTGCTGATAATGATGTTGTGCCGCCCGTTGCAGCTGTGATGGAAAGCGATGAAGCGTTGCGCCTGCGTGTGCCTGCAGCCTTTGAAGGGCTTTCTGTTGCGGGGCCAACTGCAGCTTATGAATTTCATGCCCGAAGCGCCGACGGTCGGGTGGCGGATGCCAGTGCAACCAGCCCGGCACCTGCAGAGGTGGTGCTGACTGTCCTTAGCCGCGAAGGCGATGGAACTGCAGAAAAAGACCTGCTGGACGTGGTGGAAAAAGCTCTGAACAGTGAGAACGTCCGCCCGGTGGCTGACCGTCTTACGGTTCGCAGCGCAGAAATCATCCCGTATCGCGTGGAAGCCACCATTTTTCTCTATCCGGGACCGGAAGCAGAGCCGGTAATGGCAGCGGCAAAAGCCAGTCTGCAGAAGTACATTGCCAGCCAGACGAGGCTTGGCCGGGATATTCGCCGTAGCGCCATCTTTGCTGCTCTGCATGTTGAGGGTGTTCAACGTGTGGAACTGGCTTCTCCGCTGGCGGATGTGGTCCTGAACAAAACACAGGCGGCATCATGTACGCAGTGGAGCGTAGCCAACGGAGGAACGGATGAATAGTCTGCTGCCACCGGGTTCAACTTCACTGGAGCGCCGACTGGCGCAAACCTGTAGCGGGATTTCTGATTTGCAGGTGCCGCTGCGTGACTTGTGGAATCCGGCTACCTGTCCGGTCAGCTTCCTGCCTTATCTCGCCTGGGCGTTCTCTGTGGATCGCTGGGACGAGGGCTGGACAGAAAGCGTCAAACGCCAGGTAGTGAAGGATGCTTTTTATATTCATCAGCACAAAGGAACCACCAGTGCCGTACGGCGGGTGGTGGAGCCGTTCGGCTTCCTGATCCGCATTATTGAGTGGTGGCAGACCGGAGAAACACCGGGCACGTTTCGTCTGGACATTGGTGTGCAGGACCAGGGCATCACTGAAGATACCTATCTGGAACTTGAGCGACTGATAAGCGATGCCAAACCATGTAGCCGTCACATGATCGGCATGTCCATCAATCTGCAGACCAGCGGCCCGCATTGGGTGGGAGCCGCCAGCTATCTTGGCGAAGAAATCACGATCTATCCGTATATCAACGAAACGATTATTTCCGGTGGCACCGCGCATGAAGGCGGGGCGGTCCATGTTATTGACACAATGAGAGTGAATCCATGAGCACAAAATTTTATACCCTGCTGACGGATATTGGCGCGGCGAAACTTGCCAGCGCCGCCGCGCTCGGTGTGCCGCTAAAAATTACCCATATGGCGGTGGGCGATGGCGGTGGAGTATTGCCAACGCCGGACGCAAAGCAGACGGCACTGGTAAATGAGAAACGCCGGGCTGCGCTGAATATGCTTTATATCGACCCGCAGAACAGCAGCCAGATTATTGCCGAACAGGTGATCCCTGAAAACGAGGGCGGTTGGTGGATACGTGAAGTGGGCTTGTTTGATGAGTCCGGGGCATTGATTGCCGTGGGCAACTGCCCGGAAAGCTATAAGCCGCAACTGGCTGAAGGTAGCGGGCGTACTCAGACCGTGCGCATGGTGCTGATTACCAGAAGCACGGACAATATCACCCTGAAAATCGACCCTGCTGTAGTGCTGGCAACCCGCAAGTATGTGGATGACAAGGTACTGGAGCTGAAGGTGTACGCGGATGATCAGATGGCAAAACATCTTGCCGCACCGGACCCGCATTCACAGTACGCGCCAAAAGCCAGCCCGACATTTACCGGAACCCCCAAAGCGCCAACGCCAGCGGCGGGGGATAATACCACGCAGGTTGCGACCACTGCGTTTGTACAGGCGGCACTGACGGCCCTTATTAATGGTGCGCCAGCCACGCTGGACACGCTGAAAGAAATAGCCGCAGCCATTAACAATGATCCGAATTTCAGTACCACCATTAACAATGCGCTGGCACTAAAAGCACCGTTGTCGAGTCCGGCACTCACCGGAACGCCAACAGCCCCCACGGCGGCGCAGTCGGTCAACAATACACAGATTGCCACTACGGCTTTTGTGAAATCGGCGATTGCAGGAATGGTGGGTTCTGCACCTGCTGCACTGGATACACTGAACGAACTGGCGGCGGCACTGGGGAATGATCCGAACTTTGCCACGACAATGCTTAATGCGCTGGCAGGTAAACAACCGCTGGACAATACGCTTACCAATTTGAGTGGAAAGGATGTAGCTGGTCTTCTCGCATACCTTGGTTTGGGAGAAGCGGCAAAACGGAATGTGGGCACAGGAGATAATCAGATACCGGATATGGGAGCATTCGCTTCTGGCTCGGGATGGTTCAGGCTACCAGGTGGATATATTGTTCAGTTTGGCACTTTTGCAGGAAACACGACCCGCTTTATCAGTGGACACTTCCCTATACCATTCCCTAATCAGCCGATGGTTTCAGTCAGTGTTATGTCTGATGCCGTTCAGTCAGACCCGTCGATTCCTGCCCCGCAGGTTTTGTCTGTAAATTTTGAACATATCAGTAATTCAGCGTGGCGTGTGGCAACCAGTGATATCTCACAGCAATACAGATTCAGTTATATTTCGATAGGACGGTAGAAATGCAGAAATATATTTTCAGTGCCGATAAAAATGCGTTTTTCCCTGTGGAGCTTAAAATCGCTTATCAGGAATCCGGCGAATGGCCCGATGATGGAATCGAAATTGACGACACTGTTGCTGCCGAATTTATGAAGGAAGCACCAGAAGGAAAATACAGAGGTGTCATCGACGGAATGCCTGCATGGATTGATATTCCACCGCCAACTCATGAGGAACAAATTGCCGCAGCCGAACTGAAAAAGCAGCAGTTGATTAATCAGGTCAACGAATACATAAACAGTAAGCAATGGCCTGGTAAAGCGGCGATTGGTCGCCTGAAAGGTGAGGAACTGGTGCAATATAATTTGTGGCTGGATTATCTGGACGCACTGGAACTGGTCGATACTTCCGGTGCGCCAGATATTGAATGGCCTACGCCTCCGGCAGTTCAGGCCAGATGACATCCTGTGCGGTGCTGGTATCTGTTGCCGTCACCGCGTCAATATAATCCAGCACAGCGTTAAGTCGGGTGTTTTCTGGCTGCGTCAGCTTCCGCCCGGCCTGTAATTTCAGTTGAATCAGACTGATGGAAGCCATTGCAGCATCAATCAGCGACTGGCGCTTTACTTCTGCCGCGTCTAGTGCGGCGCTATGCTGTGCCTCGGTATCCGTCACCCATTTCTCACCATCCCATTTATCGTATGGCGTTAATGGGGCGATAGTGGTTGTATTTTCAGGGTAATCACCCGGAACTGTGATTTCTTTGGTATCTCCCGTTTCGGTACTATAGACAACTTCACCGCGATGGTCTGGCACATATTCCCATGAATTTAAATCTACAGAGCGACAGATTGCATAACCAGCTTTATGTGTACCTGGTGCATCCAGACAGGAACATGCCGGGATACCGACGCCGACAGCGAGATATTCAGTTGATGTAGAAATATATTC